ATTTTCGGCGACATCTTGACAGAGGTCTACGGATTCAAGGGAGCGAGACGGATCATTTGGGCCGGCTTTGGGGCACTGCTCCTAATGGTCCTAACGATCACGACAGTCGGGATAATGCCGGCTGCGGGAGGATGGGATCACCAGGAGTCGTACGAAAATATTCTGATGCTTGCACCCCGGCTCGGCCTTGCATCGTTTCTCGGGTACTTGACAGGGAGCTTTACGAACAGTGTAATCTTGTCTCGCTTGAAGGTCAAGATGGCTGGACAGAAGCTCTGGGTACGGACGATCGCTTCGACACTTGTCGGGGAGGGGTTCGATACAGTCATTTTCTGTCTGGTTGCCTTCCTTGGAGTCCTCTCCCCTGATGTCCTGTGGGTCTTGATCGTCTCAAACTATATCTTCAAAGTTGCGATCGAGGTTCTCTTGACTCCTCTGACGTACAGAGTCGTCGCCTTCTACAAACGTCACGAGACAGAAGACGTATATGATCACAATATCGACTACAAGATCTTTAGCGTCCGGAAAACATGATACGTGTATGGTGCCTTGACCCCGGGCAGACAACAGGGGTCGCTCTTTTTTCTCTCGACGACCAAACATTGACTTTCGTCAACTCAGAAGACATCGTCCTCTGGGAAGGCCTCGACGAAAGGATCCTCCCAGGAGACAGGATTGTTTATGAAAACATCATTGCTCGACACCCGTCATTTAACCCGATCGGGATTGAAGTCATCGGGGTCGTCAAGTATCTTGCACGATTGAGAGACTGCCTCCTAGTCCGACACTCTCCGACGATGATCACAGGGGTTCAAAAGTGGCCGATCTTTCAGTGGAAGCACATAAAAAGTCCGCACCAGAGAGACGCAATCAGTCATGGGATCGTCTATGCCAAATCACAGGGATTGACTCTAATTTTACCCGAGAAATTCAAGACACTAAGCACTTGATATTTTTTTGGGAAACGATTATAATAATTGTATCAAGAAAGAAAGGAGGCACTCTATGGCTATTATTCACGTCACCGAACGACAAACATTCAAAGCCTGTCGTCGTCAGTGGAAGTACCAATACCAAGAACATCTTGTCCCGATTCGTGAAGAGTCCGGGGCTCTGTGGATTGGTCGGGGCGTTCACTATGCACTCGCTGCGTACTATAGGAAGGAGGATGCACTTGCAGCTCTCGACGAGTGGCTTGGGATCAAGCTGGCCGAACGTGCGGAAGCAACCAACAACGCTCCCCTCGACGAAAAACTTTCAGAAGCAATTACGCTGATGAAAGGGATGGTCGAACGGTACATCGAGTATGCAAAGCAGAATGATGCCTGGGAAGTCGTTGCGGTCGAACAGCCGTTCTCGGTCAAGATCCCGACCACCCATGGACGTCTCGAGGGGACCCTCGACATGGTCGTTCGACGGAACGGGAGGCTCTGGGTAGTCGACCACAAGACCTTTGCCCAGTTCGCGGACCCTGATCAGCTCGAGCTCGATGATCAAATGACAGCATACCTCTGGTTAGTCAAGCAAATCTTCCAAGAAACGCCCGCGGGGGCAATCTACAATCAGCTGCGGAAGGCTTTGCCCCGTCAGCCCATGCTTCTCGCCAGCGGCACCCGTCTGTCAAAAGACAAGTCGATTGATACGACACCCGAGATCTATCTTCAGGCAATCCTCGACCACGGACTCGATCCAGATGACTATCAAGACATTCTCGAGAAGATCTCTGTCAACAAGTTCTTCCATCGTGAGCTAATTGCTCGAAACCCGAACGAGCTGAAAAACTTCGAGCGGAATCTAATCGACGAATATCGTCAAATGACAACGAAAAATGCTCCCCTCTATCCATCACCTTCTCGCGAATGCTTGTGGTGCGACTACCGAAACCTCTGCAAGTCTGAAAACGAGGACGGTGATACTCAATCCTTGAAAGACAGACTGTTTCAAGAACAACTCGAAAGGAGACTCTAATGATCGTTGAAGATCCATTGAAGATGATCGTCTATTCACCTCCAGGTCATGGGAAGACCACACTCCTCGGAACCGCCGCCGGCGACCCGAGACTCTCACCGATGCTTCTCATCGAGTTTGAGGGCGGCACTCGAAGCATCCGCTCGAAGGTCAAGAAAATCTCGATTGACCAGCTTGGTAAAGAGAAGCCGAAAGTCGACGTGATTCATACGGTCGAGATCCGCACCTGGGGAGACTTCGACCTGGTCTACGACTTCCTGCTGACTGCCGATCATCCTTACAGGAGTATCGGCCTCGACAGTCTATCGGAGATGAACTATCTCAACATGCAGACAGTTCTTCTCGATGCCGGGATTCAGGACAAGAATCGTGACCTCGATATCCCTGAACAGAGGGACTATTTGAAGAGTGCTTCTCAAATGCGCCGACTTGTTCGGTATTTTCGTGATCTCCCGATGCATGTGTTCATGACCAGCGGGGCCCAGCAGGGTCAGGATCCGAGGACCAAGACGTCGATGATGATGATGTCGTTGACAGGAAAGCTCGTCTTCGAAATCCCTGGTCTGTTCGATGTCGTCGGCTACCTCGCGATGGTTGATCAGGAGGACGGGGCAACCGAACGGTGGCTCTTTACTCAACCGACTGGGCGGTTCGATGCGAAAGACCGAACAGAAGGCGGTAAGCTTGGCGAGTATATCGTCAACCCAACACTGCCCAAGATTCTCGACTTAGTCGAGGGAAAATAAGGAGGATTGCACTATGGGTTCCTTTACAATCAATTTCTCGGACGTTCAAAGCTTCGATGCCCTCCCTGCGGGTGTCTACACTGTCGCATTGATCGACCTCGAAGAGAATGTCGGTGGGGCTTCGGGGTTCCCGTACTTCAAGGCGACGCTTGAAGTTCTCGATGGTGAATTCGCCAATCGTCGGCTGTGGACAAATCTCAGCTTGTCGCCGAAAGCTGCGTGGAAGCTCCAGGAAGCTTTGATCGCTTTTGGTGAGAGCCCCGACGACCTGACCGCAGAGTTCGACTTCGACCCCGAAAAGTACCTGGGCGTAGAATTCGACGTCAGCGTCTCCCAGTCCTCCTACGAGGGACGGGTGACAAATGTCGTTGATAACTTTCTCCCTTCGGGAGCTCAGCCTCCCCAAGCGGCTCAATCGGCTGCGAAGTCCGGCGCTCGTCGCCCCGCAGGGAGAAAACCTACGATTCGGTAATTACAAAGTTGTGTAGTCAGGAAGGCCCTCGGGTCTTCCTGACTACGAGAAAGGACAAGATATGCAGGTTTCAGTTATTCCCCATTCAGCGAACTCTCCTGGGCAGAACGTGGGGCCGATGCGTACCACCTAACGCTTGCTTTTGAAGCACTCCAGTCTGACGAGTATGCAGACTTCTATCGGGGCCTCTCCCAAAAAGGGCACTATGTCTTTCTTGACAACTCTGCTCACGAACTCGGTTCGGGCATGAGTGTCGACAAGCTCCTTCTGGCTGCCGAACGTGTCGGAGCCGTTGAGATGATTCTCCCCGATCGACTGTTCTTCGGTGATGACACGCTCGAGATGTCCGAGACGGCTCTTCGAGAAATTCGCCATCAGAATCGTCAGATTCGATTGATGGGTGTCCCACAAGGACGAACAATCGAAGAATGGGCATCGACACTCTTTGGACTTCTCGGGATGGGAATCTCGTGCATCGGGATCTCGAAAGACTACGAAGTTTGGCCAGGGGGACTTCACGGACTTGTTCAACGGGTTCGAGCTTGGAGTAAGACTGTCGATATTCATCTTCTCGGGTTCGGGAGAGACCCCGAACAGCTCTTCCACATTGCTCGGGATCCGGGACTGAGCGTTCGGGGCGTCGATAGTACTAAACCGTTCGTCTACGCTCTCAATGGGATTCGAATGTCTCGCCCAGAGCGCGATGTCTTGACAAATACTGTCGATCTTTCGCAGCCCCCATACCCGAGGAGAAAGCTCGACTATTTCCACGAGTCTTTTGCAGACGTTCCACAAGAGTTGATACGCTTTAATATCAACGTCTTTCGTCACTATGCAGGGGCTCTTGATATATAGAACGGAGAACGCTCGGGAGTCGGCACTAGACGCTCCCGAGCACTCCTTCTGTAGAAAGGGGCTTGTATGAGCTGTGAACGATGCCCGCATCACGGGAATCAGTGTATCCAAAGGGATCGAAACCCCCAGAGAAAGAAATTGATCGTCGTCGGGGATGCCCCGATGATTTATGAAATACGTGCAAATGATTTCTTCCAGGGGTCGACTGGGGATCTTCTTCGAGCATGTCTACGCCAGCTCGGGGCATCACTTGATGACATCTGGTTCACTGGAGTTGCAGAATGCATGAATGCAGACCGATCAAAACCGACCCCTCCTGAAGTCATCGAAGCCTGTCGTGAACGACTCAAGACAGAGATCCCTCCGGGATCGAAGATTCTCCTCTGTGGCGCTGCTGCACTTGAATCTCTCGCACCAGAGGTGGGGAAGATTCGGACTTCACGAGGACTGATGGTTGACCTCCCAGAACTCGAGTCTGTTGCTGTCTTGACATATCACCCGGCGATGGTATTCAACGATCCGTTCTTCTTCACAGACTTCCTGAACGACTTGAGAAAGTTCATTCTTCGTGACGTTCCCTATGAAGTTCGAATCCCCGAAACGATCCTCTGTCAAACAATTCGTGATGTTCAATACGCTGTTCGTACTCTTCGTCAGACGAGCGACCTTCTTGTCCTCGACCTCGAAACGACCTCACTCGACCCCCTCGATGGGGAGATTGTTCTGATGGGGCTCCAAGGGGCTGACGACACGGCGTTTCACATCCCTGGGACGCTTCTCGATCGTCCATATGTACGTCGTCTCTTGAAAGGACTCTTAGAATCTCCGTCCCTTCAGTCTGCAGCACACAACATCGGATTCGATACGAAGTGGGTCTACCACAAGCTCGGAATCGATTGGCGTCCAACGATCGACACAATGCTTCTTCACTATACACTTGACGAAAGAAGCCGCGACGAGGACGACACCCGAGGGAACGCTAATCGCGGAGGGATGATGGGGATCCACGGATTGAAGACACTAACCCAAGAACGATATGACGTCCCTGACTACAGTCGGCCTCTTGACGACTACTTAAAACAACTCGCAAAAGACCGTAAGGCTTCTGGGGATCCACGAGAAGTAACATTCGGAGACGTCCCGAACGAGATCCTTTCCCCCTACTTGACCAGGGACCTCTACTTTACACGCCTCCTCGCAAAAGACCTCTACCGTGAAGCTGTCGCAGAAGGGGTTGCAAAAGTCCACGACAATATCCTGGTACCCGCTGCTCTTGCATTTCGCGATGTCGAACTGACTGGAGTTATGATTGACACAGACGTTCTCCTTTCTGCGAAACAACAGTTCGAGACAGAATCACGGGCTTGTTTGGATCGTCTGAAGATGATCTCGGGGGACGACGAGTTCAATCCAAACTCCCCAAAACAGGTCGCTGCTCTCCTCTATGACAAGTTGAAACTTCCTCAGATTCGTGGGAAGGGGCGGAGTACTGATCAGGAGACGATGGATCAGCTGTCGGGGAAACATGAAGCTGTCAAGCTCGTCGTTGAAGCTCGACAGAAGACAAAGATGATCGGGACGTATGTGGACGGCATCCTGAAGCGACTCTCGGCCGATGGGAGGCTTCGAGGGGAATTTCTTCTCCACGGGACCCAGACAGGGAGACTGTCGAGTCGGAATCCTAACCTGCAGAACATTCCAGTTCTGATCGGGCCTTTGATCCGAAATGCATTCATCGCATCACCGGGGTACACACTGATCGAAGCTGACTATAGTCAGCTCGAACTTCGAGTAGCAGCTCTCTTTAGTGGGGACGAGAAGATGATCGATAGCTACCGTCGAGGGATTGACATCCACAGAGTCGTAGCTTCTGAAGTCTTCCACGTCCCACCAGAACAGGTCACACAGATGCAACGCTACATTGCGAAGTACATCGACTTCGGTATCCTCTACGGCAGACAGGCCCATTCCCTCGCAGCAAACGAGCTCCAGTGCAGTGTAGAAGAAGCACAAGGCTACATCGACTCTTTCCTTGGACGATTTCAAGGTCTCAGCAAATGGATGAAAGAGACTCAGAGGAAGTCTCTTCAGCAGGGGTATGTCGAGAGCAGATTTGGTCGACGCCGTAGATTCCCTCTCATTCTTGACTCGAATCGAGGAGATATTGAGAGAAAATCAGTCAATACACCTATTCAGAGTACGGCATCTGATCTCTGTTTAACTGCTCTGACCAGGATCAATTCTCGTTTCCAGAAGACGGGGCATGGTAGGGTTCTTCTCACCGTTCATGATAGTATTCTGATCGAAGCGAAGAATGAGTACCTTGACGACGCCCTGGCAGTCGTGCATGACGAGATGGAGTCTCATACTCTCCCCGACAGCCCAGTGCCTTTTGTAGTCGACGTGAAGGTCGGTCAAAGCTGGGGGAAGCTTGATAAACGAAACAATCCCGCGTAATCTCATTTGATACACACGTTTCTAACGCGTTTTAAGAACGAAAAAGGTATAAAAATACCTTCACATCGAAAAAAGAATGCGTTAGAATCGAAGATCTTCAATAGCGGAACCCTTACAAAAACCCGCCGGCCCATGAGGTCAGCGGGTTTTTGTTTTGTGGAGTTTTCAAAGTCAACGTCAATCTTCGGGAGGCTCTTCAGGCTCGATGACGGTATCGCCCCGATTGGCATCGACCAGGCCTTCACCGATGATGTAGGCTATCATCGTTGAGCCTGCCGTGATGAGCGCAGTCACACGGACTACCGTTTCCTCGTCCACTGCAAAAAACGCCAGCACCGCCACGACAAACCCTGCGATGGCTGCCCACAGTTTCCGGGAGGTAAGTTTTTGTTTCCAGTTAATCATGATATCTCTCCTTTCATCGTCTCGATAGGTAATCGTTGAACCTGTCCCTCGCGCCTGAAATA